AAGCTGCAGATTATGCAGTTTGTGTCGTCCTGGATTGCGAATCCCAAGGCGCACGGAAATGTACTGAGCATTCACGGCCCGCCTGGTGTAGGTAAGACCAGTCTTGTGAAGGACGGCATTGCAAAGGCACTTGGTCGTCCATTCCACTTCATTACTCTGGGTGGTGCAACGGACGCCAGTTTCCTGGATGGCCACAGCTACACATATGAGGGTTCCACCTGGGGCAGGATTATTGAGGTTCTGATTCAGAGCAAGTGTATGAATCCTGTGATTTACTTTGACGAGCTTGATAAGATTTCTGAAACCGCAAAGGGTGATGAGATTATGAATATGCTCATTCACATTACGGACGGCAGCCAGAACGAGCGATTCCAGGACAAGTACTTCACGGGCATTGATATTGACCTGAGCCGCTGTCTGTTCATCTTCTCACAGAACAATCACGAGAAGGTCAACCCAATTCTGCGCGACCGTATGTTTAACATTGCAGTCAAGGGCTTCAGTGTCAAGGAGAAGCTGCAGATTGCCGAGGACTATCTGCTTCCTGGTGCACTCAAGGAGGCGGGACTGTACGAAAAGGTAAGCATCAGCAAGGACATTCTCCAGTTTGTGATTGAGAATTACACGGGCGGCGAGGCAGGCGTGCGTGAACTCAAGCGCTGCATCCAGACCATCATCAGCAAGCTTAACTTGCTGCGATTCTACAACAATCCTAAGCAGATTCCGTTTGCCATTGAGGGATTCAGTCTGCCCTTCATCCTGAAGAAGAGCCATGTGGAACTGTTCCTGAAGCGCAAGTCTGAAGTGGACGAAAGCATCCAGCATCTATATGTGTAAAAATTGAAATTCTGTTGTATTGATTGTTTTTTTCATAACACTATGATTGATATTGAAGCGGATTTACAGGCTGCACTGCAAGCCAAAACCATTACGGCGCGGTCAAGTATTTTACAGAACTGTCTTGGCGTTTGCGGAAGATTAAACGACGCAAGCAAGCGCCTTTGGATTGTATTGTTTGATACGTACTATAAACCCGATGACGGTGAAACCAAATATGCAGTTGAAAGTATACAAAATGTATATATTCAAGTGAATCCGCTATATGGCACACACGGTTTCTGTATGGAACTGTGCGATGGAACAAAATGTGTTGCGTCCTACAAACGTCTTGCAGGCGTTGGTGGCGGAAAACGTAAAGAAAGCACGAATTTAACTCGGGCTTTACGAGATGTCATTTATGACCAAATCATACATTTTAGAGAACACAATTCACTTGACCCAAATAAGTTGTGTCCTGTGTTGGCGATTCCGCTTGGTAATGATGCCGAAGTTGACCATGAAATTCCATTTGCAAAACTAAAAGACGCGTGGCTCAAATTACATCCTTCCGTAAAAGAAGTGTATGAAAATGGCGCATACGCTTTAAAAGATAAAACACTTGAGGCTTCTTGGAAGGCGTTTCACTTAGAAAATGCCGTGCTGCGGTATGTATCCAAAAAGGGAAATCAGATTGCACATTTGATGTGAGAAAAATTGAAGCATTCAATGTTTCAAAAGTTGAAACGTGTCGCATTCCTACATTTCCATTTCCAAAGATGTCTTACGATTCCGTTGAGTCCGAGCGCGCCGCTGTGGTTGCCTATGCTGCAGCAAACCCCTTTCCCCCTTACAGTCTTGTTCATCGGCGTATTATGGCCCTGCGTAACGATTCCGTAGGTGATTGGATGACACTGTATCGTCGCGATTGCCACGATGCCCTGGCAGCTGCGTATGCCGCCGGTATGAGCCGCGAGGCCGTGCGTGCTGCAGGCCAGAAGATTCACGATGTGACGGTACGTAACCACGGCGAGGAGTTTGGTACGTACGGCATGCAGTGCTGCTACCGCGTGTTTGAGTACTTCAGCCCGTTTGCCAACGCGTCATCCGTAGTGCGCAGTGTGGGCGTGCGCAGCCTGGAGTGGGCCTGGGACGGCATTGGTACGTGGCAGTCATAATGAACCCCAATCACTAAAACATAGTTAAACCCCAAAAAGTTTTTTGGTTAATTAAAACAATTCATCGGCTGTATTGTATGCCCGTGGAATCCAACGCACACCAGTCCATTCCGTTTTGCTTGCCAACTTGTAAATTTCCGCGCGCCAATGCCGTGCATAATCACGTTGTAACACAGTATCACGTTGCATCAAATGATGTATGATTCCCAGGCAGTCATTTTCTACAATCATTGCTTTTTCATTGTTTTCAAGTCCAAATGTAATGCCAGCATAAATTGCAATCCACTCAGCTTCCGTGCTATTTTCCACTGCATACACAGGCTTGGTAAACTGCGCAGATTTTGTAAGACACGCAGAACGATACTTAACTGCCACGGCTGCATCACGGCGCGATTTGAAACTGCCATCCACTTGAATATGGGAGTATATTGCCGGTTTTACAAGAGCAACTCCGCCCACCCAAATAGGCGGCATATGCACAAAAGGTTTTATTTTCATTGTAAATATTTATTTTTCTGTCTTTATATATACCCGCTATTGGAATTAATGGAAAAAATTGAATATTGAATTTCCAATAAATGTATTTATGCCCACCGGCATTTCCTGCTTCCTTCCCTTCCAGCTTTCCAAGCCCTTCCTCCTTTCCTTCCCCCTTCCTTACAATGTCTTCCATCATTGATTCCGTTCCTGTTGTTGCCGATGTTGCCGTTGCCCCTGTTGCCGATAAGGTTGCCGTGCAGATGGCAAAGACGCCTTCCCCTATGCTGCTGCACGGTTATGATGGCGCCATCTTCCGCCGTAAGCAGGCGGTCTATGTCAGCGAGAAGTACGACGGCTGGCGCGTGTACTACCGCGCCGGCACGTTCTACACGCGCGCGGGCAATATCCTTGCCGTGTCTGCCGACTTGGCTGCGGCCGTGGATGCCGCCAGCGCAAACCATGGCGGTCTGGACTTTGACGGCGAGCTCTGGATGGGCTATGGCCGCACCAGCAGCGACGTCAACGGCGTGGATGCATCTGCGCGTCTGATGTTCTTTGATGCGCCCAATGCGGCCCATTCGTATGCCGAGCGCGCCGCAATCCTGGCCAGCATCAATTTCGCCCACGAGCGCATTGGTGTTGTGGCACAGACTGTGTGCGCAAACGAGGCCGAGATGACGGCTGTGTACGATGTAGTGCTTGCACGCGGCGGCGAGGGCGTTGTGCTCCGCCTGGCGGACCAGGTCTACGAGCACGGCGTGCGTGCACGCTACTTTATGAAGAAGAAGCCCGTGGAGTCGTGCGAGGCCATTGTGCGCGCTCACCACACCACGGCTGGCGCAGGTGCCAAGGATGTTGCCGGCTACGTGTCCTCGCTCATTGTGGAGTCGCTGGATGCACGCAAGGCGGTCTTCAAGGTGTCTGTGAAGACCACCGCACCGCCTGCAGTCGGCTCCATTGTGACGGTCAACTACTGCCAGGAGACGTCCACGGGCCTTCCCAAGTTCCCTGTGCTTGTGGGCGTGCGCGCTGCCGCCGATATGCCCGCCGACGTTGCAGCCGCTGTTGTTGAGTCTGCTGCGCCCGAGTCTGCTGCGCCTGTTGCTGTCGTGGAGCCTGCTGCGCCTGAGTCCGCGGCACCCAAGCCTGTCAAGGTGCCTCGCGTGAAGAAGAACCCTGCTGCCGTCAAGCGCATCTCAGGTTTCTCTGAGTACGAGGTTGCCGCAATGAAGTCCTACTGGCTCTGCCAGGGTGTGCTGAACGCCGACGAGATCACTGCGCCCATTGACATCAAGCCTGGCCACCACTACTTCCTTAACAACGGCAAGGGCAGCCACTACAAGGTCACGCGCGCCCGTGCCGGCGATGTGTACTACTGCAGCTGCGACGCCTGGAAGTGGCAGGCCCTGCCTGCTTGCTTCCGTACCTGCAAGCACTGCATTGCGGTAGCCAATTTCCGCCCTGATGTGCCCGCCGCAGTGCGCGACGCCGCCCAGAAGCGCAAGGAGGAGCGCAAGGCGCTGCGTGCCGCACAGAAGGCCGCCGCTCCTGTGAACATGCCGTAAATCTAAAATGAAAATACATACTTGAAATCAATAAAAATACAAAAAGTTTTTGTATTTTTATTCTTGAACAGAAATATGATTTCCAATAAAAGTTGGATAATGGTCATTGCTAAATAAATGTTTTGCATGATTCAATAAATATGTTTTGATTTCGTCAGGAGTAAATGAACCTTTTTCTCGTATGCTAAACAATGCTACAATAGCAGAGTCTAGTGACACACATGTGTTTGTAACCAATAATTTTTTGACTCGTGGATGCCTTCCCTCAAACCAAATATGAAACATAGAATCAAGAAATTCATTTAAGTGCGCTGTCATTCGTGGTGTAAGCCCTGCTACCACTTGGTTTAAATCTTCAAATTCAAATGCATCTTCAACAATCCATCTTTGTAGTAAATCATTTAACCCTTCAAACAGTGAATCGTATTGTTCTCTTGTTATTGTAACTCTCGACATATTTATATGAAACTGAATGTTTAAAGCCTTTAGATATTAACCCATAATACTGCATCCCTTGGATTTGCAATCTGGCAATGCTATGAAACATGCCACCAAGTCGTCTACAGACGCGTGCGCAGCACAATGCGGATACTTTGCAACTTGTTCGTAGCGTGTAAGCCAGTCAGAAAACGTCTCATCATCACCAAGTCGTTTGATAGAATTGTAAACACTCATCAATAAATTGCATAAATCTGCATTTTGTATTTCATGTCGCATAGGACCCATTTTCTCAAAATCAATCATGCGTATTTTTTCACCATCAAACACAAGATTGTCTAAATGCAAATCAAAATGCATATACGATTTGTTGAATTCAACCAGGTGTGATATAAACACCTTTAATGCACGTATTATTTTTCCAAGATGTTTCGGTTCGCTGAGCCATCGTGCTACACTTTTGCCGCCGTTGCGATAAATGACTTGATGTGTATAGATTTTGCGTTGCCCCAAACGTTCTTCGTTATTTTCATACGTGTTTGACGAGTCATTCTTGTTTCGTAAGAAATTTGCATCTGTTTGAGCCCCTGCAAGTTTACATGAATGAAGTGGCACAATTGTATAATCGCCGACCGGATCCAATGCACGCACGGCAGCTGAATTGGCCAACTCGGATTCAACTTTATGACCTGGCACTGCCTTTGACACAAACGACGGCCCAGCAAATTGTGTATAAGAATTGTCGTCGCATTGTAATACGGGAGTATAGACAATGCCACTTACACCGCGACCAAGACGTTTGCCGCCACGTCTTGTGCGACGGCGACGTTGTTTTCTTGTCGGCATTTATTTAGTTAAGAGTTAAAAAGCAGGCATTCCAACATTTAGTTCAGAAACAGTTGATGCTACAACACTGGCACCAGCACCGGATGTGAGCGTTTCCATTACCTCTTTGACTTCCAACGCACCACTGACTTTATCAAGCAGCGCAGATGGGTCGCCACCTGCCCCATATATCCACGCATAGCCACCAAGACCAGATACAAGTAACCCGCTTACAAACCAACGAAACAGTACCGGTGTATCCGGGAGTTTTTTCTCTTTAAAGGAACTCCAACCGGCCGCGCCAAACAATGAAAGTAAGCCACCGATGATGGTAATGATTAGTAAAGCAATGGTTTGCATTCTAAGCGCAGTCAAGAAAAGCATACGCGCACGCTGCCGCGCTTTTACGCAAGTTCCTCAAAATCACCCGTGGAATCCAACGGTGCTTCCACCTCAATTTCTTCAGCTGCTACTGGCGCCGGCGCTGGTGTTGGCGCAGGCTTATCAAGATCTTCAACATCATCCAAACTAATGGATTCGGATGCCGCACTGATTGTGATTGGTACAGGAGCATCTTCTTCATCGTCGCCGCCACCAACATCCATTCCCCACGTACTTTCCGGTTTATCTTCGACACTTACCTTTTCAACATAACGAATCTCGCTTATACCTTGTGTAGTTTCATCATATACTGTATCATACGGCGTAAAATGCACAGCTGGTTCCGTGTCAATTATAAGGTTTGGAGCTTCTACGACGTTTGGAGCTTCTACGACGTTTGGAGCTTCCACAGCAGGAGATTCATTAGATTTTTCCAACTTTACGCCATCTGTTGGTAATGCGGCGACAACACTGTGGTCCGATGTTGATGATGTCACTGGACCCGGTGGAGTATCGAGTTTTTGAATAACTGTGGTCGCAGGTTTCTGTTCAGATTTGGGTGTTTCAGGTTTACTATCAAATGACACTTCGGATTCATCCAAAACGGACGATTTTTCTTGTACTGGCGGCGGTCCAGTCATTAATGCCTTTATAACAGGATGATTTGCGATTTTTTCATCTTGGATTGGAACTTCTTCAGCTTCGACAACCTCTCGTAGTTCTTCCAATTCCGCAGATTCCTCTTCGGAACTTTCGTCGCTGCTGCTTTCTTCAACCACCGGCTTTTTCTTCCCACCTGCAGACTTCTTTGCCGGCTTTATAATTTCGGCTTCCTCCTCTTCTACATCGTCGGCTTCCAAGTAATCCCGCAAAATGTTTTTTACCGGCAATAACGAGCGAACTGCTCCACTCAATGCTTCTGTACACATTGCTTCCGCCTGCAATATGTTTTTCTGTTTTTCGATTGGCGTTAACTCGTCTGAAAACATAAAGGGTGCTTTCCAAAATGCACGAGCACACTCCGTAAACACGCGGTGCAAAAAATGGTCAAGTTTGGGCAGGGTTATTTGCAACTTCTTTTGTTTCGAATTGACACGGATTGCAGTTAACATTTTGGTGTGTGCAATAAACACAGCAGTCATTAATTCTTCCACATAATCACAACGGCAATTATCCAAAAGGGTCGATATGTTTGTGTCAATTACATCCTGATTCCATTTAGGAACGGTTGCACAAAAATCCTGAAAGGCGGCCATTGTTCGACGGCCCTCCGTTGCCAACAATGTATTGTGTTCTTTGCGAAAAAATTCAACAAGCGGTGGTACAATCCAAGTACTTAATTGCTTTAAGTACTCATTGCGTGCCTCGGAAAACAGCGAGACAGATTCCATTTGTTTGGTCCATGAATGTATCTGGGAAACTTAACCGCGTGTTGCTAGTGTTCCAATGCAGTCAAAAAACAATGCACGTGGGCTGGTTCCACCAAGCCGGGACCAGGTCGCGCACGTGTTTGCAACCGTATGATTTTTCGGCCATCCTATTCTGAGCACATCGCGTAAATCAATACCTTGAAGACGGCACTGTGATTCTGTGTCAATCGCCCACGTAACCCATTCTGCAATTTGGTCTGTGGAACTTGGCCGTTTTGCAAGCGCTGATTCCAATAATTCAAACGATTGTATGGTTCCGTTATGCAATAATGAAAGTGCGTTTAAAATTGCAGCGCGCAAATTGCCAAATGTATATTGAACGATTTTTTCAACTGATTTACGTTCTATACGAAAATCAGTGCGACGAAGTAATTCGTATGTAATTTCGGTCGATTCCGGTGTATTTACAGAAACAATTGCCGAGCGACTAAGAATTGGCTCTGAAATTGCTCCTGCATCACGACATTCAAATGCAATACGTGTGCTTCCGGAAGTTGTTTCCAACATACGACGTAAAAACGCTTGTGTGTCTGCCGTTAATGCATCTGCACGCTCAAACACAATCCAGCGTAACTTACCATCATTCTGTTTTGAACCGCGTGCAAAAATACGAATATTGTCACGCACATCACGTAATCCAGAATTTGCTGTACAGTCAATAATAAGTTGTGGGAACCCCACAAGGGCAAGACGGAAAAAAAGGGACTTTCCGCATCCAGGAGGACCAACAAGTACTGTATGAGATGCGGTGTTTTCTTGGATTTGTTTATACAGATTTAACCACGTTGTATTGTTTCCAACAATATCTTCCACCCGTTTTGGGCTGTGCGGGTCAAAGGTTTGACTATCCAACATTGCTAAAATTATAGTAGTTTGTAATGTTTAGGTCATTGTAAAGATCGTACATTTGTACAGTATCTGGTATTGTTGGCTGCTCACGCTTCATAAAGGGATTTGCACCACAGTAAAGGATTTCTATTCCATACGGTAAATATACAAGTTTTTGTATTACGTTGTTAAAACAATTGAATCCGCGCAGGGAAGGAGGAAGCGGCGGTAGTTCTGTAAGCAAATTATGTGCACAATCCAAATAGTGTAAGTTTGGCGGAAGTGTTTCGGGCAAAGATATAAGTTTATTTGATTTGCAAATAAGAACACCAAGACCAATCGGTAAATGATCGGGTAAAAATGTAAGATTGTTTTCCATACAATTTAGATGAACAACCGAATTGGGAATCTTTGGAAGATATGGAATACGGTTATGTGTACAATCCAGATAGAAAAGACTGCTAGGCAATTCTGGCAAAGATTTAAGTTTATTGTATGAAAGTATAACTTTTGTAAGTGTTTTTGGAAATGGTGGTAATACACGAAGTTTATTATGTGAAACATCGCATTGTGTTGCATTTTTCGGCCACGTATCGAATTCGTGAATTATATTATACCGACAATCCAAAATAGACAGATTGATTGGAAATGTTACAGGCAGCGTTTGTAAATAATTGTGTGAACAATTAAAATACGTAAGATTGGGCGGAAGTATAGCAGGTAAGTTTCGTATTTCGTTATGTGCAATATTTAAATTACGTAAACTCATTGGAAGATTCTTTGGAATATACTTCAAGTTGTTGAATTTACAAACTAAATTGAAAAGGGATTGTGGATAGAACCCCTTTGGAAGATGATGCAACTTATTGTCGGATGCATAGAGTTCAAATAAGAATTGTGGAAGTATATTTGGAAGTTCATGTAATTCATTATGGCTACAATCGAAATAACGCAGTGAATCGGGCAATGATTCAATTGTATGCATTTCATTTTCTATACAGACAAGTTTATGAAGACACTGCGGGAGTGATTCCAACACATCCAAATAGTTGTATGAACAATCTAATTCTTGAAGGTCGTCGGGTAGATTTTCAAGTTTTGATATATTATTATGAGATATATTGAGTCGTTTTACATTAAATGGAATAACTGGTACAGATTTTAATTCTAAGTAGGATAGATCAAGAATTCTGTAATCATCGTCAAACATCAGCCATTGATGAATGCGTATATCCGCTTCTGTAACTTTGAATAATGGTTTCCAAAGTTTCTGAAACCGTGATTTCAATTGCTTGAACATTTGTTAAGTATAAAGATTTATACTTAACAAACGAAATTCTTAGATCAAGGGTCTAAAACCAAAAGAATCCGCCGGTTTGTCCATTTGCAGCTACATTGTTCGGGTTTTTGTTATTATTTGGTTTTTTCGACGGCTCATTGGTGCCTGTTGGATTCATTGCATTGTCGGTCTCGTTGTTTTTCTGTTTATTGGCATTGGTGGACACATTATTTGCGGACGCATTGTTTGCCTTATTTGCAGACGCATTGTTGGTGGATGCATTGTTAGCCTTATTATTTTTTGGCACAGATGTATTCATCGCATTTCCGTTCACCTTTTTCATAAAATCGGCAACTATATTTGATTGACCGCTTAATTTATTTTTAACTTCATTAAATTGTTCTTTGATTTCATCTTTATCCGAGATTTGATATTCACTTAGCTTAGATGCATCTGGTGCACCAGAATCGGCAAGTATTAATGCAATACCAATAAAATTATGTTCAAGTGCAATCTCCATCAAACTCTTACCGTTTTTGTCTTTTGCATCAAGGCTTGCTTTTGATTTTATTAATTCTTTAACAAGTTCTTTGCTCGAATCTGTAACTGCTTTGACTAACGATGTTTCACCGTCTTTATCTTTTTTATCTACTTCAGCACCATTTTTAATCAATGTATTTACAATATCTAAAAATTCGCCGCGAACCGCCTCTAAAAGTGGGAAATCTCCATCTTTTGTTTCTTCATTTACATTTGCCCCGTGTTTTAATAAAATATCAACAATATTTGATTTGCCTGACAAACAAGCTATCAACAATGGTGTTTCGCCATTTACACCCTTCTTGTTAACATCGGCATCGGCTTTTTCGATTAATTCGTTCACAACATTGGATAAACCGTATAAAACAGCATCAATTAAAGGTGTACTTTCTTTTTTATTGAAATAATTGTCCGATTCAACGTTTTCAAATCTTTTGTTTATATTTGCAAGCGGTGATGCATTTGCCTTGTTGTTGTTGGACGCATTGGCCTTGTTGTTGGACGCATTTGCCTTGTTGTTGTTGGACGCATTGGCCTTGTTGTTGTTGGACGCATTTGCCTTGTTGTTGGATGCATTTGCCTTGTTGTTGGACGCATCTGCCTTGTTGTTGGACGCATCTGCCTTGTTGTTGGACGCATTGGCCTTGTTGTTGGACGCATTTGCCTTGTTGTTGTTGGACGCATTTGCCTTGTTGTTGGATGCATTTGCCTTGTTGTTGGATGCATTTGCCTTGTTGTTGGACGCATTTGCCTTATTTTTGTTTGAGTTCGCTTTGTTTGTTTTATTGCGATTCGCATTTGTCTTATTCTTTCGTGTAGTGTTGTTCATATTTACACCTCTATTGTGTACATATAAAAAACCCGGGACATCGGATTAGATTGAATTCTTTCCACCAACACGTGCAGCTTTATGAAGGGGAATCACATAAGGATTTGATTCAAGCGATTGAACCATTATGGGTTCATTGCGAATAGCTGACACATCCAATTTGAGGACGGTGCGGGGACGTTGTGCACCCAAGACCTCCACAGAGGATGGTTCACCGGCAACGCGGTCAACGCCAGGTGCACGGTCATTTACCGAATCAGCAACAACACGACGGTACTGCAAATTCACATAATCTTCGCCATTAAAGACTTTCGTGCTGCTTGCAGTTGGCACACGTCCGCGAGCAATGTTTTCCTTTTGTGCATACTGACGCATTGCCACCGCATTTTGACGATTGGTTTCCGCTTTAGCAAACGCGGCACCAGCACTTCCTGTATAGGCTGATTTACCAGAAATCGCGCCTTTTTGTGTAAGACGCACACCATCTTGTACACGAGTTGTAGGGTTCGAAGGTAAATCCTGACGACCCATATTGCGATACGTATCCCAGTCCGCCAATGTGTTGCGCCCAGTTACACGCGCAATATCATCTGGATCATAAACGGTCAATTTCTGGGCAACATCTGCCGGCGCCATTACGCCCATATAATCGTTATCTTCCGTTGTTTCGCGAATTGTTGTGCGTGCCACATCATTGGGATCGTACACAGTTAACTTGGGCTGTGCTTCCGCCGGCGCAGCCATACCAATCCAATCATTGTCCACCGTTGTTTCTTTGATTGTTGTGCGTGCCACATCATTGGGGTCATATACAGTTAACTTTGGCTGTGCATCACCAGGTCCAGCAATGCCCAACCAATCATTATCCACTGTCGTTTCCTTGATTGTGGCACGGGCCACGTCATTGGGGTCATAGACCTTTAGTTTAGCAGGCATACCGCCACCCATTGCATTAAAATTGCCCGCGCTGCGTGGATTTTGAATGGTTTCCTCGGCACGTGTGGGACGCGCGCCATCCTGTAAAGGCAATGTGACTTCGCGACCATCGGGCGCCAAGTTTGTTGCCTGTACACGTTCGCCGGTATAATAACGTTCATTGGGGCGAATTTCCACGCCGGCTTTACCATAATCGTTTTGTGGCAAATCGGTGTCGGCATTGAAATTGTTTGTCGCGTCGGCGTTACGGAAACCCCACGAACCGTGCTGTTTGGCCAACGGCGTGCGCGTGGAACCGACAGTATATGTGGCTTTGCCTTCGGCCTGTCCTGCAACACCACTGTACTCTTTGCTTGTATCAGGGCGCACAGTGTGTTTCAATACTTGTGTGGAACGCACGGCAGGTTTTGTGTCTGCACCGACTGTTACAAAGTTACGCTCGCCATTTTCATTAATGTAAAATGTATCAGGTGTATATTTACGTACTTCGCCTACTGTTTCTGCAGTACCACTGGTTGTGATATAATGAGAACCAGGCACAACAGGCGTGTTGTAGGTTAATTTAGGATTGCTTGCAACACGCAAGTCATTTGTGCGCGGCATACGATTAATCACGTATTCTTCACCCGCCTGTTGTTGATAACCACCAGAAGGAATATGCGTAAATCCTTCGTTCAAGCCAGGACCCACACGAATTGGTTCCACAGGGCGTTCACCGGCACGATTGCGCGATTCCACAATACGACCTTCTACAAAATCTGTTGTAGACTCCATACCATATGGATTACCCATTGGTTCCTTTGTGGGTTCAAAAAACGGCGTTTGTTCGCGTTTGGCATACAGGGTTTTGCCCGAGCCGTTGTATGCATCAAGAACTTGACTATTTGCACCATCAATCATACTTTGTTTGACTTGTCCGCGAAAAAATGGGACCATATTGTTGTGTTTGAATTCACCACTTTTATACTCAATGCCTGTGAGCGGCGATACAAAAGCAGGACGGGCCGTTGCATCTTCCCAACGGTCAGGGCGTGTTTGAAGCACTGCATCTGCGCCGCCAGTTTGTGTTGGCAATGAAATTGGCGATACGGGTAATAATTGCGGACCTGCTTGCAATTTGGAAGGATACGGTTCAGAGGGAAGTGTTCCACCTGCCGGAAGTTGGAACATTGTATCATAACCGCCCTGCGGTGCACGAGGCTTACCTGGCACTGTTGGAGCTCCAGGGGGTGAGCGTTCGTTTGTGCGTGTCACAGTAGAATCTGTAAACCCTTCTTCTGATTTTTTGCCAAATACGGAATTGGCTGCATACCCAAGTCCTAATAGACCAAGAAATGCGACTGTCTCCATGGTGTCGGAACTTCTACCGTATGTATTGAGTTTCCTTTTTTAATATACAACACACAAGACTATTTTATTTACCATAAAAAAGTCTTGTAAAACACGTCAATTAAGCCTTGGAAGCATAATTATGTTGCGCATACCCTGTGCTTGGTGGGTTTACGGGAGCAGGCTGAACACCGTATAAGTTTGTGGGTGCAGCCGGGAGCGAATCTTCACCACGTGGGAAACTGTTCATTGCGCGTGACATTGCAGCATTAACATCCGCCAATGCACCTGTTTGAAGTCCTTCAAAACCAAGTTGAGGTTCAAATGGCGAGGGTGCAGGAATGATGGCGTCGGAATCAATGGGGTGAGGAATGCAAGGACGGAATTGATCCTTTGCTTGCAGACGGGTTGTTACCTGATTGTCAAACGGCATCATAACACCTTCCTGTGGGTTTTGGCACAACCATTCCCAACGATTCCAGCCAGAGGAACGAAGTGTGCAAGGTGGGTCCACTAACCGGGAATGCGTCTGTGGGAAATTGCATTCCTTGGCAGGTGTCAATGAAGATTGATTCATTTTGTTTTTGGATGGCTCGTATTGATTGCAAGTTGTGCGTGTACTTGGGCGATTAATGTTAAATAAATCCGATTCAACGTCCGTTTTCATATAACCGGCATTTTGAGATGCACCCCATCGTTGTTGACGAACAGTGGGTTCGGGTGCAAAACAAGCATTGCAATATTGCGGGGGGACATCCAATTGGTAACGACCGGGGCCCGTGGAAACACGCAAATCATCGGATGTTTTGCAGCCATCGTAGGTACGACGATTAAAACTTTGGTCTTTTAATGGAGGCAATGCGGCCATTCTCTGACACTGCTTGTCAAAATGTTTTTGGGATAAATATATGCATATATCCACGCGTAAATTGTGCGTGCACAGATTCATATGAATCATAATTAATTATACGCCATTCAGGGTTTTGTTGGCATTCGATTCGTCGTAAAATTAGGCTATGCGTATTTCCAATGCCAATTTCAATATAGCACGGCGTTTTATCACCATATTTTAATAATAAATTACTGGCTTTTTGAATTGTTGTTTCGATTTCATGTTGATTTAATGATGTCATAGTATGTACTAATACCAAAACATCAATAAGTGCTTTAGGCACTCACGCTTAATAGCGCATAGGATAGCATGTCTGCGTCTTTAGTTTTGCAGGAGTACCAACACCAGGCAGCGTTGTCATTTGGCAAGTGGGCAAATTACGAGGCGTTGTGTTGACCACGCGTACAGCACCCGTTGATTTATCACGGAAACTGAAGCTGGGTGGCATATCAGGGCAACCAGGGCCGCCAAGAGGGCAAGCGGGCTGGTATTGACGAGCAATGCATTTGGATTGCACACGTGTAATACCAAGCAAATCTGATTCTAAATCAACTAAATTGCCAGAAATGTTGGAAACTTCCGCGCCACCAACAAGACCAAGGGCATTGCGACATTTCTCAGGGTGTTCAAACTTGACGGGCATTTGCGTGTAGGCAAACATACCGGCAGACTGGTCGTCGCGCACAGTTTGCATATCCGTAGACCCAATTCGGTTCCAGGCGGAGTTCCACGGGGCAGCGGGACTATTGATTTCCATTTCTTCTATGGTATACGAAAAGTTTCATACATATGATTGCTGGGCGCATAAGCTTGCTGGGCGCATAAGCTTGTTGGCGCATATGCCGGGTATATTTTTACACGGCATATGAAAATCGTCATTCTTTAACAATTCAAATCACGGATAAATTGACGTGAAGGAATGCCGCCGCGAATCCATCCACTTGCAGCGACCTCGGGAACTAAATTTTTGGGATTTTGAATATGTGCAGCCAAGTGGGGCACCAAAGGTACAAACTGATTATCAAAGAATGTTTCAGTCACTGTGCCACAAGGACGTTCCACACGGGCAAATTCAGCGTAAATTAAACCACTTTCAATATCGGGATTGCCACGACCATTGCCCATATAGGGTACAGTGGCAAATGGACGGGACTGTGGGTGCAGTGGGCAGCGTTGGCGACCTTCCTGAGTGTAGTCCAAGCGAAGACGACTGTCATCGTCAATGCGTTGATTATTGAGGCCGAATCCTTCGCGGCCCAATAAAGTGGGATTGGGGTATTCTACTTTGGCGGCTTCGGCTTGTTTAGGAACCAAATTAGTTACTTGGTATTTTCCGGGACCTGCTTGGTCGCGCATTTGTTGCGCAACTTCGCACGAATCATCCCATGTGCGAGTGAAGGAATTGATTTGAAATTCGCCCTTGGAAGGGACAGCAACGCCACGAGGATACGGTGCAACGGGCATCGTTTTACTTCTACAGTGAATTTCCAGAATAATTTCAGGCGTATTTTGAACCAAGCAAAAAACATCCTGTGCTACGTGGAATCAAGCCCATTGATTTCAAGGAACTTGTCGCAGTAAATCCAATGGATGCACCCAATTTAAATGCACGTAATGCGCGTTTTGCATTTTTCATTGTACGAAACGGGCTTTTTTTCACACGCAATGTTTTGAATCCATACGGTTTGTTTCTGCACGTGTTGCGACCCATTCTAAGATTTAGTCATATATTTGCTTTCATCGTAAAGCCCATTGATTGAATTTGTAGGAATGCCATACAAATTCAATATAACCCATTTTATTGAAATTAAGGAGCGCCAAGCCAAGTCACAACTCCACCTTCTGTGCCTGTACGACATACAGAGTTATTGCCTTCTTTGCATGTGCGACCAGGTGTGCGATACAACCAATTCTGGAAACTATCGCGGTCATTGGGCACACTTGTACTGGGCATACTTACCCAGGTGCGTTGATTCTGTGTGTGTTGAAACACATCGGAAGGGTCGCCATACACACGTGTTTGAAATTCATCACTCAACTTACGACCCATTTCAGGCGTATCAATCATTGCCGCTGGCGGTTTCAACGGATTGTCTTTTATTTCATTTACTAAAATGTTCATAAATGGATTCGGTTCATTGGGTTGTGTGCGTGGACCCGCCCCAATAACATCCGCAATCGGTAAATTGGCCACATCCTCGCCACCAATCAACGCGGGCACAGGTGTACCTGGCATTGTAAACAGCGTCGAACTTACAATTGTGTTTTTCTCGCCTGGGGCCGCGTCGGCAAAACCTTCACGCACAACTCCGCGTTGTTTCATTCCATAAAAAGCCGCAACAGCCAGTATACATATTCCCAGTGTAATTCCAAGATACATACCATTCCATTTAAGCAATGAAAGAAGTACGCCCAAATAAATTCCAAACCGTGTTAATGAATTCAAAGCGGTAGCTGTGCATTTTTTGGATTCTGCTGTAAATGGAAAAAAATCGGTTGCGTTCTCAAACAATACGCGCGGTGATTCTGCCCAAAAGGGTGCACATCGGGTTGCGCTCATAGTACCTTATTTTACGATCAGGATTTTGATTCATCACGCAAACCTTACTTTTTACCCTTTTTACTGCCCGCGGGTTTCTTGGCATCTTCGGCGGCACACTGTGCCAACAATGCTGCTGCCGCTGCCTCGGATGCTGCAATCGCTTGTGGGCTCACAACAAGTGTATTGGAAGGCGCATTTGCGGCCGTCTTTTCGGCCTGTTTGCGTCGAAGACGTTCCTGCGCGGCACGAAGTCGGGCACTTCCTTCATTGCCAGATTGCTTATCCGTGCTTTTCATCATTTCGCTAAGTTGACCAAACATTGAAGAAAACATTTCATTTTCACTAAATTCCTTCATTAATTCTTCAGCTTCTCGAATAATATCATCGCGTTTGATTTCGCCGCGTTGGAACTTGTATTGAATCTTTTTTGCAATACGTTGCGCAGCAGTCATCAACATTTCAGGACGACGACTAAACAATTCCTGCAAATAGGTGAAAACCTGACCAGGGTTGTCCGTTTCCAACATATCTGGACTCAAGCCAAAGTCTTCGGGTTTGAATTCCTGTGCGATTTCGGCAGCAATCTTGGCAATATGGCCTTTGAACAACTTTTCAGGAATCTTGAAGCCGGCAGCAGATGCACCGCTCAAATCCTTGAAATTATCAAATCCAAATGTCTTTGCCATACCGGATAGTTTTTCAAACAGTCCACCCATGTCGCCAAACATTGAGGGTGCATCGCCACCAGTGCTACCTGCCTCTTTCAAGTGCTTCATCATTTCCTCCATATGTGCATTGAACCCTGAAATGTCCCAGAATTCACTGCCATCGCTGTCAGAAGATGCAGACACCAATAGCAGTGAACTTACGTATTTCCAGATAGCGGCGCGTGTTGCTGAACCCAATTCTTTCCACAACTTTTTGGTAAGTGGTGCACCTGGCACCAATTCAACGCCGGCACCTTCAAAAATGGATGCATCCTGATTTGCAACAGCAGCTGTATGATTCTTCCATACAGCGTTGAAATCGGCTTGGGCAGATTCAGAATCACGGGCAGTTTGAATGGCCGTGGCATATTCCGGAAATGTGCCAGCCAGGTCGTCTAGAAACTGCGCGTACAAAGCACTGAAGGACATATTTGTATTGAAAAGACGATTTATTCAATACAAACAACCGCATACGTTCGGGGGATTTACTTTCGAATACCAGCGGCAATTTCGGCACGAACGACCAGAATTTTACACCAGTTCCAAATTGCTTTTTTGTTTGCCTCACTCATTCCAGTCCAGTGACGGTCAAAGATGATGTAAGCAAATGAATATTCGCTATGCTCGCCGTGAAGTGCGACGTGTGCTCGTTTAATGAGTGCATCCTCGTCTTCTTTCATAACAGGCTCGTGAAACTCGGGATATACATATTCCATAAAACCGGAATGTAGAAGTTTTGGATTCATGCGTTTGATTGCCTTGAGTGCATCAAGTGCAGTTAGAATTTCTTTTTCTTCAGGATACGACTCCGTCAAATCCTCAACAAATTCAATAAGAGCATTGTTAAACACTGCAATGGGTGTAGCCATCCTTGTGAATATTGTCTTATACGAAGGTTTAAATTGTTTGGTCAACTTTTTCGCAACACTTTAACGACGCTGCGGTCCTGATGGAACATCGCGATCGCGTGCAGCCGTGTAGCGTTCAAAATCGCTCAATAATTGTTGTTCTTTTGCGGATGGTTTATGGCCACTGGCTGCCGAACGATTGCCGCCCGCTGCACCACCGACAGATGATGTTGGACCCACAAGTGATTCAAAGTTGCGTCCAATTGGATTCCAGCCGTTTTGTGAGTTAAATTCAGTTCCTAGCATACTGTAATTATCAGACCATTTTCCGGCACCCATTTCGGCGGCGTGATAGGCCAGTGGGCCTCCTGCATCTTGTCCTGCTGCAGCAGATGGACCTGCAGCAGCGGGCGGTGCACTTACGCCACCACGGGGCGCAGCATTTGGTCGAGGGGCAATATCGGGATTGTACGCCGGCATTGTAAGCGGCGCGTTTCGTTCTTCCAGCGCTTGCTGGGCAGATTTTTCAGCTTTTCCACCAAGACGACGTTCAAAAAGCCAGTTGTTTACGGGACCGGGGCCAACAAGTGGCTTCGAACTTCCCGCAACAAGCATGGTCGGCACGGATTTTAACCATGATGGAAGTGGCGGACGACCGGGCCGTGGGTCAACACAGACTAATTGAAATTCAGGAACATACGGCGTTTGTGATAATTCCTCTAAAAACGCCTGGCAATACCTGCATTTTGTGCTGTAATAAAACTGATGTTTGCTCATTGTGCGCCCGTTGTTTAATTGGGCGATTTCAAACATCCAAAAATCACGCACTCCAGGCACGGCATCTAAAAATTGATCGTCGTGTTTAGAATAGAGAGAAAATCAGAATCATGTTTTCGGATTATGTTCAGCTTGATCAAAAAAACCCGTCTTTGCTTGCGAATCCTGAGCAAAAATTGCGGTCAACCTTTCGCCTTTCGAAAACAAATGTAACAATCGCAAATACACTACGTCGTGCGATTATTTCAGATGCACCAAGTGTTGCATTTCGTACAGAACCGGCCGAAAAGTCAGATGTTGTAATTTCAGTCAACACGACGCCACTGGTGAATGAAATGATTGCACTTCGGATTGGATTGATTCCAATCAATGCGGATCCAATGACATTTAATTCAGATGAATATGAATTTGAGTTAGATAAGCAAAACAACGGCACTGAAATTATTGATGTGACTGCATCCGATTTCAAAGTGTACAAACACAACCCCGAAAACCCGCTTGAACGTATTAGCGTGCCAACCGAATCTTTCTTTCCTCCGGACCCAATCACAAAGGAAACCGTTCTTATTACACGGCTTCGTCCAAAATGGAATCCTACGGCTCCGGCGGAGCGTATTTCACTCAAAGCAAAGGCAACCGTGAGCAGTGGACGGGAAAATGTGCGTTGGAGCCCAACAAGTCAGTGTTCGTACGAGTACACACGGCTCGACAAATATCCACAGGATGAAAGTATTCAGAATTACATTCAAGAAACGCTACACGCGTGGTTGAAACTAAATAAGAAGATTGTTGACCCCAAAAACCCCAAAAATGATGATGAAAAAAAGAAAATCGATATGTTTACCCGTGAATTTCATACAATGGAAGTTCAGCGTTGTTACTTCAAAGACCCAAAGACACAAGAACCCAATGATTTTACCTTCTTTGTTGAATCAGTCGGTGTCCAGCCAGTTCCGCAAATTGTAGATGCAGGCTTATCGTCAATCATTGCTTTGGTTGAACGTTATCAAAACCTGGATACCGAGATGCCATCTACTATGCGTTTACAACAGGGCGACGCACGATTTCCTTGCATTGATGTGTTCTTCACGCACGAAGACCATACGCTGGGTAATTTACTTTCTACGTATTTGGAGGAACACAATGTCAAAAATATGGATGAAATGCAAAGTGAAGATGAACCCACACTAACATACGTTGGTTACAAGATTCCCCATCCTCTTCGTCCCGAAATGTTTGTGCGCATTGCACTCGCAAAACTAAAAGACAACATTGTTGTTGGCGCTGAAGAGGATATTGAAACGTTGAAGGCGGGTGCACGTTATGCCGTTGCAAACGCATGCAGAAAACTGCGTGATATATTCCAGAGCATGCGCCAAGAGTGGAACAAGTTGCACATTAAATCCGCATAATATAGTAAGAATGGAATTGAGTACGCGAATGATGCAAATCGCATCTGTATTTTTTGCAGTGTTGATTGTGATTGGAACATATTTATATTTCCGGACTCGTGGATACAATAAAGTGACCGAAGGATTTGCAACAATTGCGTTAGATGGCGAAGCAATGCCCAAGTGTTTTTTACGAAATGTAGATGCACAAAACTTGTTGGCGCGCTTTCAAGCGCAAAAGGTCGTGTCGCCCAATACGGATGCTGGAATGGCCTATGACGAATTGAAACTTATTTTACAAAAAGCACTTTGTATGGATGCAGATATTACAGGAACCGCTGCAGGTCCATACAGCACATATCAGCTTCCCTTTGCCACGATGCATGATATGGAACCCGTGGCAAGTTTTGTTTCCCGATGCACCCGTCACGCCGTTCGTGAACGCGATATTGATTTAACAATTGGTAAGTTGCAATCACGTGGCGAAGAGTTGATAAAACGCCTATGTGTTGATAAAAAAACAGCCGCATCTGCCGTGCAAGAGTTTGGCATCATCTTACGTGATGTCAAAGATCGCATAAGTGTGCGATGCTTGGAAGGGAAAGCAACACCAATCAGCCATCCTCTTGGTGTTCGTGACCCTGGATACTTTGAACCTGAGGCAACCAAGGAATTAAGCCCTTACAAAATCACAGGCGATTTTCAATATACGTAAGTTTGCTGGCGCTGGCGCTTAAGCTTTCTGGCGCTTAATCTGTAAGCGTGTGTCCCCCCAGAAGTGCAGCCACAATATATCCATGTCCAAATGGATATTTTGTGTCATTGATTTTTTCAATAAGTAATTCACGCGTTAACGGAAGACATGTTGGTGTACCATCTTCCAAACGAGGCCCGTCAAAATCATACACAACAATTGTTTCTGTTTTTGCACGTTCACGCCATTTTGCCAAAACGTCCGAATCTTTCACAAGTTCGCGATATTCTGGCACGTACACTTCTTTTCGTGAAGTTATATAATCGCGTGTAACACCGTCGCCGTGGTCGCTGTGCAATACGACCAACCCTTTTGAGCCAGGGTAACGACGTTTGCCTTCTGTTTGTGTACGCCACCACGTAAGTTGTTTTGTGCGATCCAGTGTTTCATACACTTTGCCTGATTGCCAATAATTTTCGAAACAAGCGTAACCCTTGTATGCTCCGGCAATCGGAGTCATTGGACTAAACGTAAGACGTTCCTTTGAAGTTTTAGACTGTGCGGAAGTAACATTTAATGGAATGGAATTGATGGGTCGCGGGGCCCAAGTCCCACGCATATTCATGGAAGCAATGAAGACCGGCATTTTACTAAATACATAATGTATGCACATTGTATATTTGATGATTCATTTTTTCTACACCCCAATTATACAATGTCTGGTACAGGCTCTAAGTTTTATGCGATCCGTGAAATTGGAGGATACACGTATAGCAAAAATGCGTTAAATATTGGCACTGCTGCAGCAAAAGCAGCCGGCATCCAATTTTCACAAATTGGCACAGTTGTGAATTGCCCAAATCTAGCAAGTTTGACAAGTTTGTATGAGCTTTTTTACACTGGAGCAAATAGCGCAAACTACACTGTTTGGAATACAACAAGCCCGCGGTTCCGCGATCTTGGCAATCGTGCCTACTTCAAAGTAAACGGATTCATTGTTCAAACGTGGGCACTTGTAACATATGTAAATGGAAAACTGACAGAAGGCGCAGGACAGCCATCTGTATGGTTGCCGATTTATGCGTCGTTTGATGCGCTTACGGATCCCATATTTGATGATCCTCGTGTTGTTAGCTTGAATATCTAAATCGCCGGATTTAACAACCATCTGGACCAGGACGCCAACTACCTTTTGATTTTTCACAAATACGTATTTTATGTTTCCTTGTTTGTCCACGCGTTTTATGCATTTTACGTGTGCCTTTGCCACCACCAACTGCCTTGTATCCAAGTCCGGCGCGCACTTGATTCATTAGTTCTTTTGCATCGGCAACAGTCATTGACCCAATCATTACACCCCGTTTGAAAGCCTCAAACTCTCCACGAACGGCGGCATGACGCATTTTTGTCCCACTCATTCCAGAAGGTGCATTTGACGTATTGCGTTTGGCGCCGGCGGGAAGTACCGATACATTGTTTGACTTATCAAACATCTTTGAAAATGTAGGCACACGGTCACTTCCAACTAGTAAGATTAACGATGTGTAACCGACCGCACGAAGTTTATCGGCTACTTGGAAAATGGTTCGACAATCGTGTTCAGTCGTGTTTATGATTTTTACACCAGAATCTGCATGCATCTTTTGCAACCAATGTACTTTTTGATACACACTCAATGGGTTTTCATTTGCATCACACGTCTCAAATGTATTTGATTCCATCATATTTTTGTATTTTTTGCTTTTTGTATATTTTGGTAAATCATTGCAACGACTTGAAACAAATACGTATGCATCGGCGCCGTTTTCTTCGGCCGCAGATGCTAATGAATCAATGAGCACCTTGTGACCAATTGTTGGAGGTTGAAAACGCCCAAATGTAAAAACAGCCGTAGCGTTGACTTTTTCAATTGCATCGCCTGACATCTCTTACTGTTTACATACAAATTAATTTACTAAATGCAATTTATGTAATAGAATGCATTTAGAATTCAGCAAATAAAATTACATTGCACAAGCACAGTTGCCAGGGTGCAATAAGGAAATCAACACAGCAAGACCAAGAATTTGCCATACGGATTTGGCAGGTTTGATTGCGGGCACAAGGGCAGACAATACATTATTCCACAAATACTTGCCAGCAAACAATACCAACAAAAATACCACGGTGACACTTAACACAGAAACAAGCGCCATACGAGCCGGAGTACCGCCAACGCCGCTGCGGCTTTCAAATGTTTCTGTTTGCGCATAGGGAGTCATTTCAATGCCTGCATTAATAACATTTGCAATCGCACCACCAAACATCTTTTCTATTCTTCAACCGCAAAAAAAATCAACGAGATGCGCGGTCATCGTCGCCGCGCACACCCTGTAACCGCAAATCGTGTTTAGTGATTGTGGAACGCCGTTCTTCCAAATACGCAATCAGATTTTTTGCACGTTCTTCATCACCGCTAAAAAAATCCTTAAAATGTTTCAACATAAAATCACTGGAAAGCTTTTCGGACACTTCACGGGTTTTATGAACAATTGCACCGCGACTTACATTTAGCTGGACCAGATTGTTGGAATCCATAATCCGCAAAATCAATTCCTTCAGGACTTTGGATTGGGTGCGACGCTGTTTGATTTCATTATTAAACGTGGAAATCTCTTCTTGCAATGTCATCCATCGTTTCAACAAATTCGGGAGCTCTGCAATCGTTGTTGCAGGGTCTGCAGTAGTCACAAGATTGGACATTCTTATATATAGTATTGTGTTCGGCATTTAGACCATTTTAGGGCCGCCACAGAAAAAATGAAATCGCACACGATGAATAATGGATACGTACAATGCCGTCTAACGAAAACAGTACACGATTTGTGCGCCAACTTCTCCTTCACCGATACAAAAACATTCTTGATAAATTGCAGACCGTCTACAATTTATCAGATGCACAAATGGTGGAATTACGTGAAAAAACACTCAACATTCATCGGCTTGTCATAGACCGCACAGATAAGTGAAATATTCGTCACTGAACCCATAATGGCATCCATTGGGTTCCGATTCGGCCGGTACACGGCGCGATGTACTATTTCCACCGTGCAAAAACGACACAATTATGCCTTCTGGTGGTATTTCCTGTGTTTTTTCCATACGACCCGCTAAAAAGGCTTCGCCTTCCGCAACACTTATATCTGCAAATGTACGCGCTGACCAAAAGTCACGCGTAAAACACAAGCTCGCTTCACTGACTCGCTCTTCGGGCGCCAAATCAAGCGGAGGTACATTAATCGCACTAATGTATTTTTGTGTATGATACATAGGGATTGTGCTACAATAGACGCATTCTGAACCGGTGCCACGTAACCAGGAAATACGACTCAGTATGCTTTGTTTGGGATAATGGTCATCATCATCCATCATGACAAACACGGTGGCATCGCCTGCTGCAGCACAGCCGCGGTTGCGTTTTTCACCCACGCTGAGTTTTTTGGGTAAGGAAAGATACGTAACACGCACGTGCGGGTTTGCCTCCTGGAATTTCATAATATCGCTATCCACGCGACCAGCCGTGCTGTCGTCCACTACAACCCAACGCAGTTTTTCAACAGGATAATCGGCTAGCAGCACATTGCGTGCCATATTATGGAACCAACGTGGGCGGTTATGTGTAAGTGTAACAATACCAACCACTGGTAAATCTCCGTCC